TGGGCAACCTGACCGCTGACCCGGATTTGAAGTTCACCCAGTCTGGGATTCCGGCAGCGAATTTCACGGTCGCCTCCACCCCACGCACCTTCGACAAGCAGTCGAACCAGTGGGTTGACGGGGATCCCCTGTTTCTACGCTGCACCGTGTGGCGCGACTACGCCGAGCATGTGGCCGAATCACTGTCCAAGGGGATGCGGGTGATCGTGCAAGGCAACCTGCGCGCCAACCAGTGGACCGACAAGCAGGGCAACAACCGCACCACATACCAAATCGACGTGGCTGAGATTGGCCCGTCGCTGCGCTATGCCACCGCCCAAGTGTCCAAGGCAACCCGCGGCAACAACTTTGGGCAGCCCCAGGGCGACCATCCAGCAGCCGGCGGCGCAGGCATGTGGACACAGCCTCAGACGGGCTGGCAGCAGCCCTCCACCGACCAGGCACCGTTCTGACCATCACCCATTCTGGGGCGGCTCTACACCAAGGGCCGCCCCAGCTACAAGGAGACACTATGAAACTCGATACCGACACGGCAGGGGTCCTCCGATGAGCGTCCATGAAGTCACTGTTGATGTGCCCGACGGTCTGTGGATGACCTCAAACATGCGGCTGCACTGGGCCAGAAAAGCAGACCGGTCGAGAGGGCTGCGCTATCTGGGCCTGTGGGTCGGGCGCCATGTGCCCGCCATGGCCCGCGCCCGCATTGTGTGCACCATCGCCTACCCCGGCGGCGGCAGGGCAGACCCGGCCAACGCCTGGCCCACCATCAAGCCGCTTGTCGACGGCATGGTCGACGCCGGAATGCTGCCCGACGACAACTCTCACTGCCTCATCGGCCCCGACATGCGCCGCGCACCACACCGTGCCCCGAAGCATCACCATCACATCACCGTCACCATCGAGGAACTCGACCATGAATGACCCCGTGCACCACCCGTCGCACTATGACGGGCCACCCTGCCCCCACTGCGGAACACCAATGGAAACCCGATATGTGGTTGAGGATCTGCCATTCTTTCGAGGCAACGCCATCAAATACCTGCTGAGGGCCGGAAGAAAAGAAGGGGCACCCGAAACACAGGACTTGGAGAAGGCCGCCCAATGTGTCCGATTCGAGATCGAGCGCATCACCAGAAAGGAGAGCAGGGCATGAGGATTCGGACGATCAAGCCCGAGTTCTGGGGATCCCCGGACGTTGCCCAGCTGGATTTCTTCGAGAGGCTGCTGTTCATCGGTCTCTGGTCGATGGCTGACGACGAGGGGAGGCTGCTGGCAGACATGAACTGGATCAGGTCTCAACTCTTCCCCCTGGATGACCATGTCGGGGAGGACTCAGTGAGGACTCATGGAGGACTCACTGAGGACTCAGTGAGCCTTCATGGAGGCCTCATCCACCTCTCAAACATGGGTCTCATCACCCTGTATCAGGTCGACAACGGGCGCACCTACTGTCAGGTCACGAATTTCACCACTCATCAGCGAATAAACCGGCCTACTGAATCAAAGATTCCGCCTCTGACTAGGGGAAACATTCTGACTCATGGAGTCCTCACTGAGGGCTCATCACAGGAACAGGGAACAGGGATCAGGGAACAGAGAACAGGGAAGGTAATTGCTCAAACCGACGCTGACGCGACGGTGTTGAGCGACACACCCCCAACCGGCAACCAGCTGGAAGTGAGGGGCGGAGGAACGCCGACCCGTGGAGGCCGCCAGTACACCGACGAGTTCGAGAAGTTCTGGAAGACCTACCCGCGCAAGGTGGGCAAGGCCGAGGCAGCCAAGGCATTCACCAAGCTGCTCAAGGGCGGCCAGGTGGACGCCAACCAGCTGACCGCTGCAGCCCAAGCCCACGCCCAGGCATGGCAGCAGTCCGGGACCAGCCAGGAATTCATCCCCCACGCATCCACCTGGCTGAACAAGGGCCGCTGGTCCGACGAGCCAGAGGTGCTGAACCGAACCGGCGATGGAAGACCCACCGCAGGGCTCAGCGACGACCAGTGGCAGCAGGCCTGGGAGCGGGCCCAGATCCTCGACGCCGACGATGACGCCCAGCCGCCCAGCCCCGGATGACCCTGAGAGCTTTCGCCATTAGCCGTGGAGCGCCTAACAACCCCGCCCCCGTACAAAGAGACCCCCAACGATTTCTAGGCCGTCAGAAATTACCCGTTCATCCAGAAGGACCAACGCCATGTCACACACCTGCCACACCTGCGGACGCACCGACGGAAACCGCACCCAGCACTGCGTCGCCTGCCACCAAAGCTTCAACAGCACCACAGCCGGAGACATGCACCGCGTAGGCGACCACGGAACACGACAAGGCCCCAACCGCCGCCGCTGCCTCACCCCCGACGAAATGCGCCACAAAGGCATGACCCAGAACCCCCAAGGCGTCTGGATGGCAGCAAGAAAACTCAACCAGCAGGAAATCACCCGAAAGAGCCAGTCATGAACCGCAAGGAAACCATCGCCCTCTGCCGATACCTCCAAGCCCTCTGCCCCAACCAAAAACTCGACAAACACACCCCCGACGCCTGGGCAGACATCCTCACCAACATCGACTACCTCGACGCCAAACTCGCCATCCGAAACATCACCCACCAAAACGACAAATACGCCCTCAACATCGACGTACGCATGATCTACAACGAAGCCAAAACCATCCGACAAAACCGCCGCAACAAAGCCAACCCCACCCCAGCCGACAACGACCAGCCACCCACAGACCCAGCCGCCTACTGCGAATGGATGCGCAAACGAAACCACCGACAAGCCCAACTAGAAACACACCACCACACCCAAAACCACACCATCGAATACTAAAAACCAACACCAAAACCAGAAAGACAACCATGAACACCACCCCAAAAACCACCAACCACCAACACTGCAACGTCAAAAAACGCAACGGACAACACTGCAAACAACCAGCAGGATGGGGCACAAACCACGTCGGATACGGAGCCTGCAAACTCCACGGAGGAGCACTACCCTCCTCAGTACAAAGCGCAAAAAGAAAACAACTCACAGCAGAAATAGACGGACAACTCCACACCGAAACAATCCAACCCATCCAAGACCCGGCAAAACAAATACAACTAGTAGTCGGAGAACAAGTCGCATTCCTCAATCTCGCCCGGGCAAAACTAGAAACAATCACCGACCAATGGGAATACCAAAACCCAATATCAGGAACCGAAGAGATCCGGGCCGCAATCCACGTCTACGAACGTGCCCTAGAACGCGCCGAAAAAGGCCTAGCCAACCTCATCCGGCTAGGCATCGAAACGAAAATCGCCCGATCCCAACAACTCACCGCAGCAGCAAACATCGCCTGGGCAACAACCCTCATCCAAAACGCCCGCAACCACCCCGACACAGACCCCAACCAGCTCCTACTGGAGGCCCTCAATGACCAGTGACACCCCCACCTGGATCCCACGCAACAACCCCCGCAGCCGCCTGCAACAACTCCCCCACCTCATCGACCACATCACCGATTCCGGCGGGAAACCATCCACCACCACCAGCCCACACAGACACAGCATCCCCGGATCCAAACCACCCATCCCCGCCACCATCCTCGACCTCACCGGCCCCCACCCGGCCCTACTCCGACTCCTCCACACCGACGCCACCGCAATCCTGTGCCCCACCCTGTACTGGCACACACCCACCAGCTGGCGACACGAAGTCGACCTGTGCCTCCACCACTGGGGCACGGACATCACCGATGACGACTGGCAGCACATCGCCGACACCATCAACCACATCTACAGCCAAGCCACCCAAGCCGCCCACATCACACCACCCGCCCTCATCCCATGCCCCCAATGCGGGGCACCCATGGACACCACCGGCACCGGACCAAAAACCATCCTCAGCTGTCAAAACCAGTCCAGCCACCAACTCCCAGGACCACACCAACTCGAACACCGATGGCGACACCACCCCGCCATGACTAGCACCGACCTATGCCAACAACTCCCCGGGCTCACACCAAACCGCATCAAACACTGGACAAAAACCGGGCGGCTCAAACCACACACAAAAGGAGGAGGACGCGGAAACCCCAACACCTACTTCCCCTGGGACGTTCTCGAATGCATGTGGCCAGAAATCATCGCCGCCATAAACATGCGCGACAATGATAAACTAGGTGACAACTGAGGAACAGCTGCACCCAAAAACAGGAGCGGATAGGCGGGGGAGGCCACACACACAATGGCCACACTTCAACTCGACCC